GCTAAAGCGGGCCAATGGCCGACTAGTTAGCAGGACTCGCCTAGAGTGGTTCAAGCGCGGTATTCCACACGCCGCGCTTGTGGGTGTGATGACAGGCAAGTCAGCCAGCTATAAGGGTTGGATGCTGCCGGAAAGAGACCCTAGCACTGTGGGCCCGTCCTACGCAGGGTTGTTGCAGCGGGACCGGACGGTCTATTCATGGGTGCACATTGACGGCACCAAGCGAAATTCAACAACACACGATCTAGCGGATGAGTTCGGGCTTAGGGTTGGTGACCTCGCCTCCATAGTGCGCGGTGAGCACAAGCTGTGCCGAGGTTGGCACCTGGAAGGCCAACAGGTCGGGTGGTCGTGTGGGCGCACGCACTTCATGGACGAACGCATTCACGAATTGCAGCACACTAGCGGACAGACTGCATCGGGCACGCAGCGCGAGCTAATTGAGTTGCTGGGCATGGACCAGCGAGAGGTCAATGCCTTGGTGAGAAAGCGGCGCAAGTCGGCGCGAGGCTGGATGCTGCGAAGCGTAGCGCAAAGTGGATATGTCCCGAAGGCTTGGAGCAGGCGCAATGGCAAAGGCACCGCCAAGGTTCAAGGCACCGGGGGCAAAGCGTAAGCCATGGCAAGGTAACAACGCAGCCAAGCGCAGGCTAACCGGACGCACACTGCAACGCGAGCGCGAGAGACTGTTTGCGATGGACCCGCTCTGCGTCGAATGCAGGAAGCATGGGCGCACTACGGCGGCGACAATTCGCGATCACATTATCCCGCTAGCCTTCGGTGGCGAGGACACAAGAGAGAATACCCAGGGATTGTGTGGCCCCTGTCACGACGAAAAAACCAAGGCCGAGGCGGTGCAGGGACGAAGGGGCACCCTCCCCCCTGCCTAAAACTATGGGGCCTTCGGGCTGTAAACCGGCGGCATAGACTTTTTTCCATTCCTGCATAATTCGTTCGGAGGTTTTGACGATGGCTCGACCACGCAAACCGACGCACCTCCACGTGGTCAGCGGGTCGGCCAAGACCAACCCCGGCAGGCTGGCTGATAGAGAGGCGGAGCCTGTGGCTGACGATGACATTCGCGGGATCGAGGCCCCGGATTATCTGGACGACGAGCTTGCGGCAATCTGGCGCGAGGTGGCCGGGATGCTACACGCGCGGGTCGCGTCCAACCCGGACATGATCGCGCTGGAGGCCCTTGTTAGGCTGGTCGCGCGAATGCGGACTGGCGAGATGTCGGCAGCAGACTACGCCCGCTTGCAGGGCTACCTTGGCGAGTTCGGCATGACGCCCGCTAGTCGGTCGAAGGTGTCGCAGGGCAAGAAGGCGGTCGAGAAGAAGGGCTTTGCCGCGCTTAAGGGTGCCGGGTGACGTTCACAGACCGCGCTAAGGCCTACGCCTTGGCAATTACGAAAGGCGAGGTTGCCGCTTGCCGACTGGTTCAGCTTTCTTGCCAGCGATTCTTAGACGACCTCGATCGTGGTGATTGGGAGTTTAAGTCCGAACTGGTGGAGCGGGTCTGCGGTTTCGCGGAATTGATGCCGCACGTTAAAGGCAAGTGGGCGCGGACGAGGGAGTTTATCAAGCTAGAAGACTGGCAGGTCTTCATTCTCGCCTGCCTGTTCGGGTTTGTGGATGGCGATGGGCGGCGGCGGTTCCGCCAAGCTTACATCATGCTGCCAAGAAAGCAGGGTAAGTCGATCCTCGCTGCGGTGATCGGCCTCTATATGCTGACCCTCGATGGTGAGGCGGGGGCGGAGGTCTATTGCGGCGCGACTAGCGAAGCGCAGGCCTGGGAAGTGTTCCGGCCCGCCAAGCAGATGGCGCAGCAGGCGGGCGAAACTCCCGGCGAGTTCTTGGCGGAGTTCGACGCGGATGGTGCGGCGAAGTCGATCTACACAGCGGATGGCTCTCGCTTTCAGCCGGTGATTGGCAAGCCGGGGGACGGTAGCTCCCCGCATTGTGCGATCATTGATGAATACCACGAACACGACACGCCCGACCAGTTCGACACGATGCTGACCGGCATGGGCGCTCGCGAGCAACCGCTGGCGCTAGTGATTACTACGGCGGGCGATAACGTTGGTGGCCCCTGCCACGACATGCAGAAGTTTACCGAGGATGTGCTGGAGGGCGTGATCGGAGACGATCAGTTCTTCGGCATCATCTACACGATAGACAAAACGGACGACTGGCGCGACTTCGATGTTTGGAAGAAGGCCAACCCGAACCTGGGCGTCTCGATTTTCGAGGACTTCCTGAAGGCGCGCCACCAAGAGGCGATTAACCGACCCTCAAAGCAGGGTATCAACCTGACGAAGCACCTTAACGTGTGGGTTTCGTCGCGCGATGCCTGGCTGAATATGTCCGACTGGCAGGCCTGTGCCGATGGCGGGTTGACACTGGAGGAAATGGCGGGGTGTGAGGCATGGATCGGCCTCGACCTTGCGACGAAAGTAGACGTTGCGGCGCTGGTCGCAAAAATCAAGATGGCCGATGGGCGCTTTGCCTATTGGCCGTTCTTCTACCTGCCCGAGGCACAAGTTTTAGAGGGCAAGTCGAAGAACGCGGCGGCGTATGGCGGTTGGGCGGCATCGGGCCACCTGAACCTGACGCCGGGGGACGCAACAGATTTTGAGTATGTGGCCGAAGACATTCGGAAGCTTGCACGGCTTCTGGACATTCAGGCCCTAGGGTTCGACCCCTACCAAGGCCACCACCTGTCGCAGCAGCTTATGAGCGAGGGGCTGCCGGTTGTCGAATACCCGATGCAGACCCGCACCCTGTCCCCGCCGATGCGGGAGATGGAGGGGGCGATTGCATCGAAGAAGCGGGTTCATCCGGGCAATCCGATGTTCGACTGGATGGCTTCGAACGTGACGGCAAAAGAGGACGGTCGCGGCAATATCTACCCGCGCAAGCCGCACGGGCAGGATCACCTGAAAATTGACGGAATCACGGCTGCTTTGATGGCGGAGGGACTGAGCATGGACGAAACCGATAGTCCTTCTGTTTACACTAAGCGCCGCGCGGTAGTGCTGTGATGGGTTTTTGGTCGCGCCTGCTGGGCAATGAACAGACACCGAAGGCCTCTTACCAAAGCCGAGGCGGCGGCGTTGTCATCAATACGCCAGAGGAGCTTCAGCAAGCCCTGCTGGGCGGCATGGAGTCGCAGGCCGGTGTGTCGGTTACTCCCGACAGCGCCATGCGTGTGGCCGCTGTCTATGCGTGCGTGCGTATCATTTCGGGAGCCGTAGCCAACCTCCCGCTAGATATCAAAAAGCGTGTCGATGATCGGACGCGCTTGGACGCCTCTGACAGTGCTATATGGAACACGATGCGCCGCCGCCCGAACAAGTGGCAGAAGCCCGCGCAGTTCAAGAGGATGATGCAGGCGCATGTGCTGCTGCGCGGCAACGCCTTTGCGGTGAAGGTCAAGAACACGCGCGGCGAAGTGCAGGCGCTTATTCCGCTTCATCCAGACCGGGTAGAGGTCCGGCAGCTTCCCGACCTGTCGCTTGAGTTTGTTTGGACCCGGCAGGATGGCGGCAAGGTCGCCTATAAGCAGGACGAAGTGCTGCACCTGATGGGGCTAAGCTTGGACGGTATCCGGGGCGTGTCTCCAATTACCTTCGCGCGTGAGACCATCGGCCTGTCGCTGGCGATGGAAACCCACGGTGCCAGCCTGTTCAAGAATGGAGCCAAGGTTAGCGGCTTCCTCAAGCACCCGAGCAAGTTGGGTGAAGAGGGTTTGGAAAACCTGCGCGCGTCTCTTGAGGACTTTCGCTCCGGCGGTGCCCGTGAGGGCAAGGACATGGTTCTCGAAGAGGGTATGGAATACACCCGCATGGCCATGACGCAGGAAGATGCGCAGTGGATCGAGAGCCGCAAGTTCTCGCGCTCCGATATCGCAATGTTCTTCGGCGTCCCGCCGCATATGATCGGGGACACGGAGAAGAGCACAAGCTGGGGAACCGGCATTGAGCAGCAGTCGCAGGGCTTTGTGACCTATACTCTCGAAGACCACCTTACCATGTGGGAGGAGGGTCTTACGACTGACTGCATCACAGACCCGAAAGTGTATGCGACATTCAACCGTAATGCCCTTGTGCGCGGTGATTTGAAGGCCCGCTGGGAAAGCTACACCAAAGGCCTTCAGTGGGGCGTCTATAGCCCGAACAAGGTTCTTGAAATGGAAGACGAAAACCCGCGCGATGGCGGGGATGTCTATTACGATCCGCCGAATACCGCAGGCGGGCAAGATGGAGACGGTGCCAATGAGCCTGCGCAAACTTCCTGAAGCCAAGGCGTTCAAGCGCCCCGACTGCTACCAGTGGGACTCCCCCTCGGATGCGCTCGGGGAATGGAGTGACCGCCCGGCTGCTGCTGAGGCCGATGAGCCTAATACCATCTCGATCCTCGACACGATTGGCGAGGATTTCTGGGGTGACGGCTTCACCGCCAAGCGTGCCGCTGCCGCCCTCCGCGCAATCGGCAAGAAGGACGTAACGGTCAACATCAATAGCCCCGGCGGGGACATGTTCGAGGGGTTGGCTATCTACAACTTGCTCCGTGAGCACCCCGCAAAGGTGACCGTCAAGGTTATGGGCGTCGCGGCTTCGGCAGCCTCGATTATCGCAATGGCGGGCGATGAAGTGCTTATGGGCACCGGCTCGATTATGATGGTGCATAATGCCTGGGGCGTGGTCATCGGAAACCGCCACGAGTTCACCGATGCAGCCGAGGTTTTTGAGACTTTCGACCAGTCGATGGCCTCGATCTATGCCGCACGCACCGGGCTTGAGGAGTCCGAAGTCCTTGCCATGCTGGACGGCCCGACGAGAAGTTCGGACGGAACCTACATGTCCGCTGCCGACGCAATCGAGAAAGGTTTTGCTGACGGCGAGTTCGACGCTGGCGACCAAAGCAATCCCTCGGCATCGATCCCCGCCGACATCCTCGCACGCCGCCGCATGGAGGCGGTCTTGGCGAAGCAGGGGGTTAGCCGGAAAGACCGGGCCGAGCTTATCAATTCACTTTCGGGCGAGCGTGATGCAGCCCAAACCGCCGCGCGTGATGCAGGCGACATCGATTGGGCTGCCGAAGTCGGCAAGCTCAAACAAAGCCTCTCCTACTAAGGATTACCACAATGAACACGAAGAATACCCGCTTTCGCGGGATCGCTGGCGTGCGCGCTGACGCGGGTGACGCCAAGACCATCCTTGCTGACCTTCAGAAGACGTTCCACGACTTCAAGGAAGAGCGCGACAAGGAGCTGTCGGACATCAAGAACAAGATGGAAGACGTGGTCCAGACCGAGAAGGTTGACCGCATCAACGCGGAAATCACCGATCTGACCAAGGCGCTGGACGATACCAAGGCCCAGATGGAAGCCCTGCGCGTCGGCAGTGATGGCGGTGCCGCTCCTGACCCGGCCAAGGCGGAACACAAGCAGGCGTTTAACCGCTGGTTCCGTAAGGGCGTCGAAGGCGACCTGTCGGATCTGGAAGTCAAGGCCAAGCTGACCACGCAGAGCGACCCGGACGGCGGCTATCTCGTCCCGGAAGAAATGGAACAGGGCATCGACCGCGTGCTCGGCACGGTGTCGGCTGTTCGCTCCATCTCGCGCAGCATCTCGGTTTCGACCGACGAATACGCCAAGCTGGTCAACATGGGTGGCGCTTCGTCCGGTTGGGTCGGGGAAGAGGAGTCGCGCAGCGAAACCGACAGCCCGACGCTCCGCAAGCTGATCGTCAATTCCGGTGAAATCTACGCGATGCCTGCGGCCACGCAGCGTTCGCTTGACGACGCCGCGATTGATGTTGCGGCATGGCTGGCCGATGAAGTGGCTATCGAGTTTGCCGAGCAGGAAGGCAATGCCTTCGTGAACGGTGGCGGAACGAATAAGCCGCGCGGCATCCTTGAGTATGATACGGTCGCGAACGCGTCGTATGAATGGGGCAAGCTTGGCTTCACCGCGACGGGTGCGGCTGCGGCGTTCGCCACTTCGGACCCGGCTGATGCGCTGATCGATACCTACTACTCGCTGAAGGC